TTCAACGAATCGCTGAGTCTGCAAAATTTGTTTGTTTTGAAGTTGATGGATATTTGATTTTTGCATCTGAGCAATGGCTTCTTCACAAGTGGGGTGTTGATAAAAGAACTGTCCCAAATATGATTCCAGACAAGAAGAATCCTGGAAAGAAAAAGCAAAAGGGATTCAAAGAGCAAAGATGGGTTCCTTTGCAATTTCCAAACGATTCTATTGACTATGTTGGGACTCCAGGAAGATTCTTGCTTACAGAACATCCGAATATAACAAAGTCAGACAACGACCCATACGCAGGAGACGGTGGTTGCACTGTCGAAAGAGTTAACGGGACACAGCTGAGACCAGGAATGACGGCTTATGTTGGGACAGTTCCAAACATGTCAGGGTTTTATTTGATAACTGATGTTTCATTTAATGAGATGTCCCCAGATGCCGTATCTGTATCATTCAGGACTGTTGAAAGAACTGAACAGCAAAAGAAAAATTTGAAACTATTGCCAATTGGAGAAAAATACACTCAGACATACGTCGTTGACAGGTCTGCTTTGCCTCAAATAAAAACAACTGTAGAAGAGGCTCGTTCAGCTTCAGGACAGCCAATTACTAAAAACTCTATTGATTCCAGAATTCTCCCCCTGCCCACGAATACAAACAGATATCTATATCCGTCAATGGTTTATGCGAATATTACAAGCACACATGCAATGATAAAAAATCAAATAACAGGTGGAGAGCCAGACTCTTTGAGCACAAACGATAAAGACACGGTTATTTACGTTGGAAATTTGGACCTTTATAATCGCCCAGTTTTGCCGTTCTCGTTGCCAGGAAGAACCCCCGACCCATATGGTATTCACACAACGTACTCCACGACACTCGTGCAGCAGTACGGAAATGAGTGGAGATGCGTGATTCTCCCGACTATTTACACAGTCGGTGGAGTAGCAGTAGAAAAGACTGTTGCCGAAGTGGAGGCAGCGTTTTTGGCAGCTGGCGGATACGAGGGAAACGGTAAGCACTTAGGGGTAGTGCGTGGAGACACCGAGAAGAAGGCTCGTCTAAATGGTAGGGACTACGCTTTTTTGATTTCCATGCAACAGGAACAGATTTCAATCAATAGATTTCCTAATGTTTCTGGGAGTTTATACCTAATACCGAATACCGCTGGTGGCATAGATTCATCATGGTATTAATAAAGTAAAATAGAATGAAAGAGAGGAGACAGCAGTGACAAAAAGACCATTATTAGTTGATAACAAAAAAGCTTCCACGCATAAGCTTACGCCTGGAAGGTTTTATAAGGGTCGGGTTACTTTTGTCAACGCCCAAGGTCAGGTATCAGTCAAAATCCCAGACATACAATGCAGTTATGATTCAGTAACCCCGGTTGGCACAACCGCAACACAGCGACTAAAAGTCGGAGACGTAGTTGAATGCACATTCAGTGATGAGTTTTTTACCGATATAGTGGTTTTTGGTTCTTCAAAAGCAAAAGCTGATGTGTTCGCACAAAAAACAGTTGTTGAAAATCTTCTATTAACAATAACTAGTTTACAAAATCAAATAATATCTTTAAATCAGCGCGTCACGGCATTGGAGAATCAATAATGGACATGCTTGCATTCCCGATTAGATTCGACAGTAGTGGGTTTAAGAAACACCGCGAAGGAAGCGACGAATATTACACGCAGCTCCTCTCTATCTGCATGCTCACAGAGCCAATGACACATCCATTTACTCCAAGGTTTGGCGTAAATGACCCAGCTTTTAGAGGGATAGATAAGGGATTGTTTGTTTTGAATGCTGCGCGATATGTCCCAGAAGTGAAAATAACATCAGTTTTGACAACAGAAGATTCTGACTCAAATGCAAAAGTCACGTTCTCATTCGATGTTTTGGTATAGGAGAAAATAGTGCCTGCAGATTTTTCAGACTTCATCGACCTTACAATATTCGACCTTGAGCCTGGCGATGTCTATAAAGACTCACTAGAGCTTGCGCGGTTAACGCTTCCGAGCTTTGAGTTGAGAACGGGGACACCAGAAGACGCAATTTTTCAAGCAATGGCTTATGTCAGCTCGTTAAACATAGCTGCAATAAATAGGCTTCCAAACAGACTTATGGCTGGCTTGATGGCGATACTTGGCTTCACAAGACAGGAGGGTGTTGCTTCAGAGGTAGATGTAATATTCACTCTTAATTCGTACAATGGTGGGACAATCCCGGCTGGAACTGTAGTTAGTTTTGAAACATTTTACGAAGACGAACTTCAAGAGTACGCATTTCAAACATTAGAGGCAGTCGAAGTAGGAGCTGTTGACCCGGAAAACGAAGAGCTGCCTTTTGCAGTAATACCGGTATATTGCTTAACCCTTGGGATAATTCCACCGATATCGGCAGATACAGAATTAAGCGTAGTTTCTTCTGGAACAAACATAATATCGGCAATTGTGGCAAATCCAAGCGGATTTGTTAATGGGGTAAACCAAGATACCGACTCCGACTATCTGTCGCGTGCTGCCACATACCTTCGCTCATTGTCTTCTGTTATAAACAAGTCGTCACAACTAGACGCATATGTGCTCTCATCATTCCCTGGTGTTGTTGGAAAAGTGAAGTCATACGACTTGACCAACGGAGACAGCACTTCTGGAGACATATCGGTTAAAAGAACATCTGGGGTGATACGAACATTTAGAGATGGGGCCACGAGTCTTGCGACAATACAGACTGAAGCACCTCACCTATTTGTTGCAGGAGATTCTGTAAGATTTTCAGGTTGTGGACAGTTTGATGGGGAGTTTGACGTACTCGCCACTAGTGCTTCTACTATTGTTTTTACTTCAGTAGGTGCAAACAGTGCTAGTACGGTGGTTACTGGTTCGGCCTACGCAGGTGAAGATGAGGCTGGTTATGTATCAGTTTTCGCCTACGGTCTTAACTCGTATCTAAATGCAACCGAAAAAGCAACAATCAAATCAGACGTTCAAAATTCATCAATTGCAGGATTAACGGTTAACGTACTTGACCCGACGCTAGTGAATTTAACGGTAAACGCAAATGTAATTATAAATGATTTGTATGACGCCACGGTTCTTCAATCTTCAATTGTTGATGCTGTTGTTCAATTCTTGAGTCCTGGAAGTTTTCCTTCGAACCTGGACAGGGTTAGAACAAGCCAAATTATTTCTATAATCGCCAACGTCCCTGGTGTTGTTTATGTTGACGAAATAACAATTTTACCCGTTGGAAGTGGTTGGCTTCCAAAATATGGAAATGATTTACTATTCCAAAATAAGGGGACATTGCCAATAATTTCTCATGAGGATGTCACTTTGACGGTGACCGTTTTTGCTCCATAATGCCAACAACAGTAAATCTTCTTCCGTGGTACGACGCTCTCTCCACAACAGGTGACGATGGGGTAGCAGTATCCCTAGCCAGCACCGAGTACCCGCTTGGATGGAATACAGACAACGCAACCCTCGGCGTATCTCCAACAGACTTAAATGTGACTAACAAGTTTGTGGCCCTGGCTAATCCATCAAGTGCACAGAAAGTTACATACAGACTTCGCAATGTAAAGATAGCCCAAGACATGAATGGAAGCGGGCTTTCTTTTAATTGCAAACTAAAAACACTTGAAGAAGTCACCGTATCAACAAAATTATGGATAGATTCGGCGTCGGCAGTGTACTTTGTTGACCCAGAAACAAATATAGCTCAATCGGCGTCTTCTACTGTTTCATATCCGGTGGAGAGTAATACAAAAAAACTCTTTAGCGGACTTTACAATGCCGTTTACTCAAATACGGCATATGTCCCGAACGATTTAGTTAATCACTATGCAAACGTAGACATTGAAGTAACAGGGCATAATGCCACTCCAATAAAAATGACAAATCCGAATCTAATTAGAGAGTTGGGTTTTTATGAAAATCCATTCGTTGGACAATTCAGACACTTAATTCCAGATTTTTATTGGTCTATAGATTCTGAAGAAAGCTTTCCTTCATACCCATTTTATAGATTGATAGATGTTCTTACATCTTTTGCTGGTGATGCTAGGCGAGAATTCACAAGGATGTACGG